AGTGCCTTTAGTAAACCTACTGTATCTTTCTTTTTGTGCTGTTTGTTCGTTGTTATATCTATTGAAGAAGTCTATAGCTTTTTTCTGTTCTTGAGTAGCGCCCGGTCTCAACTTGATCTCGTCGTAATATTTACTCTTAGAACTTTCTAAAAAATTATAAGCTTCAGCAATTTCTTCTTTCAAAGCAAGTTTTTTCTTTCTTATATCTCGCTCTGAGTCCTCGTCATCATCCCAAGCAAAATTGTCTTCTATTAAGAATCCAACTTCTTCAGAATCTAAGTGAGGTTTAGTTTTTTTATAATACTCTATTAGTATTTCTTCGTTATCATACTTAGAGTAGTCTTTATTTAAATTAACATAGTCATCTAAAGTACCACCAGTATCTTCCATAAAGCTTAAAAGCTTTTCTATATTTTTAGGTACTTTTATTTTAGGCGTTGTGTTTTCAACAGGTTTTTCTTGAGGAACTTCTTCTTTTGGTTCTTCATTTATTACAGTAACTTCTTCTTGTTCTTCTACTTTTTCTTCGATCTTTTCTTCAGTTTGCTGAACCTCTGGTTCGGATACTTCAACTTCTTGAATACTTCCGGTAGGTTCTTCTATAGATACGTCCACTGTGCTTGGCTCTGTATTGGCATCTTCCTCTTTTTTTGTTAAATCAACTTTAGTTGTTTCTTCTTGTTGTGTTAATTTTTTAGGTTTCTTTTTTACCTTAAATTCACCTTGTTCTAGAGTTCCGTCAGGAGCCTCTTTTATTTCTGATTTTTCTTTTGACATAATATAATATAATAGTTAATATAAAATTATTGAGGTCCAAATTCTTCTAATCCAAAACCACCTAAATTATCATTACCAGATGATTCAAAGTTTATTGGAGTACCGTCATTTTTCCTCTGTGAGATCATCTCACTTTGTTGAGTTGCTTGAAGCTTAGTTCTGTTGTCTTTTCTATCTTCAATTTCTTTTTCCTTAGCAGATTTATTACTTGCCTGAGCTCTACTTAATTGCATATTATAATTAAACTCTTCAGCCATTAACTGCTTTTTAATTTGAGCTTCCATTTGCATCCTTTGTATTTCAAACTGAGACTTTCCCTGTTCTATTTGTATTTGTGTCTCTGCTAAAGCTTGTTGTTTTTGAACTTCTGCCATTGCGGCTGCTTCAGTTGTTTGAGCATTTGCTTGTGCTTGTGCCTCTATGTTAGCTTGTTGCATTTGCTGATCTTTCTTCTGCTTTTCCTTTCTACGTTTTTTAAGTAATTCGTTAGCTAACTTTAAGTTGTTTATCTGTCTTATATCTATTGCGTCTTCTAAGTCTATAGATTGAGTTTGCAAAGAAACTTGAATATTTTGTTCTAACTGAACTTTATCTTCCTCATCTGGTTCTAGCTCTATAAATATACCAAAATCTCTTAATTGAGTATTTTGAGTTTCTATTAGAGTTGCTACATTGTACATGCTAATACTTTGTTGTAAAGCCATTTTAGTTATTGGAAACTGTAAAGCATCATTAACTCTCAAAGATATATTTTCACAAGTTCTCAATGTTAAATATAATCCGCCTTGCATTATATGTCTTGTAGCTACATTTGAGTTAGCAGCAGCTAATTTTTGTAAACCTACTAATGAGTCAGCATTAGGCATAGATCCATCTCTTGCTTCATTAAGTCCGGTTACATCTCTTATAAGCTGTAAATAATATTGGTAAGTTTGTATTAAGCTTTGTATTTTAGCACCGCCTGAGCTTGACTGTAATTCTTGTATAGGTACTTTACCTGGATTACCCATACCATCTTGAGTCATTGATCTACCTACTATAGAACCTGTTTGAAAATACATGTTCAATGCTTCCGCTGGGTTGTAGTTAGTTCCATTACCAAGATCTACTTCTGCTAAACCATCCATATCTAAATAAACACCGTCAGGAACCATCCTAGACATTACCTGTTGTAATTTTAAATGTGTTATTTGAATCATGTCAGCAAAACCTGTTATACGCGAGACTAGTGATTCTATTCTACCTTTGTACATTCTTGGAGCAACTATATTGTAACTCATATTTACTTTTGTAGAATCTGACTCAGGTCTTGTCATATTTTGAGCCATACCCCACTGCATCATCATTGGGTGTCCTAGTACTTTAGCACCACTGTATAACACTTCTATTGTTCTAGATACTCTAGAAAATCCCTTAGAATCTTCAGGAGCTAAAAAAGTATCTTGTTTTTCTAAAGCTTTTTCTAACCCGTTAGGACCTTCTTTTATTTTAAATACTTGATCTGTAAAAGTTTTGTATTCAAAAAATAATACCTGAACTGTGTTATCATCGTATCTACCATTCCAGTCTCTAAGATATTCTTGATGACCTTGATATTTTTCTAATGTAGAAACCTCTTCAGGTGTTAAATTTGGAAACTTCTTTTTAACTTCTGATATTGTTAAATTTTTAACTTCCCCAACATACCATAAATCTTGAAAATTAGGATCGTCAGTGTAAGAATATACTATCGAAGCTGGGTCTACATAATCAACTGTAATACCTTGAGATAAATCAAAAGATGTTTTTACACAAGATATACCTAATACTGTTAAATCATAATTTAATCTTTTTCTAATTAAATCGTATTTGTTTTTATCTAAAACATAATCTATTAATTCTTCTTGAGCTGTTTCTATAGATTGCTTGTAATTTAATTGCATGTGAGCAGGAAGCTCATCAAGTGTTTCAGGCGTATTATCACCTGTTTGACTCAAAGATATATTTACACCAAATGTTTCTTGTACAGCTGCTATGTATTCTTTTTGCTCTATATCTTGTATTATTCTTTGAGCGTAATCAGTTCTTTTTTGAAGTGACTCAGGATCTTGAGCCATTGTTTTCACTTCATAATTTCTTTGTGACATACCATTAACTACTATATCAACGAATTTAGATATAATAGGAACTGGCTTCCAGTCTAGATTTAAATAAGATAAATCACCATTAATAGCTAACTCATCTTTATATTTCTGCACAGGTTGTTCACCTCTAGCGTATAGTTTCAAAGTGTGAAACCAAGTGTAATTAGTTTGGAACTTATATCCAGTTCCTCTAAAATTTCTAAACCACTCACCCTCTATAGCTCTACCTACTGCTAACCCATATTCTTGAGTAGCTTTCTCTGCGGCTGGAACTACTTGATCCGGAAAAGTACTATTACTATTAGTGTAAATCTGCATTTATTTATTTATTTTTGATAATGTACCAGAGTTATCGTAAGTTCTAAAATTTAATTTCATATCATTACTTCTTTTAAATGGTACAGGTCTGTACTTATTTTTATTACAAGCCATTATAGCTAAACCAGAACTTATAGAAGCATCATGTTTAGTTCTGTTGTTTATGTTAAATATAGCCCAGTCTTCTAATGTTTTTTGAAAATATACATCTCCAAATCCTGTTTCTAATCTACCGACTTTATCTTCGATATAAGCTTCTATCGCGGCAGCGTGAGCTTGTTTAACATCTTCACTTGAGTTAGGTATTCCACCTATTTCCTTTTCAGTTGTAGATAATTTATTCCAAACTTTATCAGGTCTATTTATTGAAAAACCTCTATAACCTCTTCTTTTAAAATAATATAATAATCTAGGTTTGTTATTTTCACAAAGTATTGGCATGCCATAAAATACGCAAGCCATTAGCACGTCTTCAAAAAATATTTCTGCTGTTTGTGGTCTTGATATATATTCTAAAAAGAAATGATTAGGCGGTGAGTCTTCCATTGAAAACTTTGTTAATCCATGTAGTGCTCCTTTAGAGCCGCGACCATCAACAGTACCGCTAATATCGTAAGAGTCACAGCCGAAAGCTCCAATATGCTCGTTACCTGGGTGTTTAGTTCCATTTTTTAATATTACGTTGTTTTGTAGGTTTTTATCAGGAATCCAAGTTATATTAAATCTACCTTTATTGTTTGGGTTAAATTCAACTTGAGTATCTTTTACTCCATTAATCCATTGAAAATTACCACAACTAACAACTTTGTTTAAATTCATTTCTTGATTATAATCTATTTGCTCATAAATTTTTACAAGATTAAATAAGCTATCTTTAGCTTCATCTCTAAAAGCATGAGCTTCAGATCTTGGAAATTGTCTATAATATTCATTTAAACTATCTTGATCGCTTTTTAATCCATCAACTTCGTTTTCCCAATGCTCGATAACTCCTGTTGTAATTTCAAAACCATCAACTCCTTTGACTGTATTTTTACCTCTAATGAAGACAGGTAATCCATAAGTATCGATGAATCCTTCGTAGTTCCACTCCATAGGTATGAACAAGCTATAGAGTCCAGAAGACGTTTGTCCGTTTCTATTTCTTTTAGTAACGTCAGAATTGTAGTATAATTTTTTGAAGTTGTCTCCACCTTTATCTAAAGCATTTGATGTTGAGCCCATCATACATTTACCTACGATTTTAGATCCCAGTCTCAATGTAGTTTTTGTAACCCTCCAATTATTTAATATATTATCAGGTCTTTCCCACTTACCACTTTCATCATGAGCTAGTAACTTTAGCTTTTCACCATCATAAGAGTTGTCACCCGTGTTCTTCCAGTCAATAGTTGTGTCTAGTCCTTCTAGTTCTCTAAGTTGTTCATTCGACTCAAGCTTTCTTCTAGTAAGTTTTGATGCTGGAACTCTATAAGCCAGTTCAGTCTTCGGCCGGTCCATACCATCTTGAATAGGTTTAAAGAAGAATGGGTAGTTAACTGATATGGGTACAACCTTATCCGTGAACATTTTTTTGGCATCTGCACCAGACTTGGAAAGTATTCCGAATCTAGCATCGGAAGATATTGTAGCTTGGTTGACAAGTTCTGAACTTGACATAAAAGAGAATCCAGATCGTCTGTTTTTAAGGTAACACATTCCGTAACATCTTGTGTCGGCTTTGCAAGCTTCCCAAAATATGTAGAATAGTCTATTTGACTCTCTATAGTCAGGTGCTCCAACGTCAATTTTTGACCATTGCAGGTACATGTAATGAGTGCCAGTAATGTAAGTAGCAACACCATTGTTATAAAAGTGAAATCCTTGTTCTCGTCTAGTAAATTCATTATCAATATAATCGTACCACTTTTCTTTAAATTCAGCTGGATATTCCTCCCAGTCAAACCTACTTTTAATTCTACTTAATTCTTTTGGATATTCGGCTTTTTCCCAGTATTGTTCCGCTTTTTTTTCGCTTCGTTTAAACGGTTCATCTGCTGCTGGTAAAGCAATCCTGAGATTCTGTATTTCAATGATTTGTCCAATTTTACCTGTTTTACTTATTACTATAAAATCATAATCAGAGTTATAGCCATACTCCCATTTTTTAAATCTATTGTTTTTAGCTAATATCTTAGGATTTACAACGTCCTTAATTTCTTTCCAAAGCGCTTGCTTGTAACTCACTTACTTCTCCCTTCTGCAAACTTAAATACTCTTTCTTTTTTCTCCTCTTTAGGTTTGCCTTCTAACAAGTTTTTTTCTTCCTCTATTCTATTTAATATTTCAAAAGCATCAAATATAGCTAGCTTCTTAGTAGCGGCGGCATTTTTTAATCTATCAGCTGTAACATCTTCACCAGTATCTACTATAGGCTCTTTAGCTACTTTAATTAATTCCTTAACTGCTAGTTGCCCAGCTTGGATTATATTCTTTTTCGTTTCCTTCGTATTCATGAGTTAAAGCTATATCATTAGATTTCATACAGTACAAACGCTCATTACCTATTATAAATTCAAACTCTGAATTTGGTGTGAACGTTATAAGAGCCCCAGGTATTATTCCCATGGCTTCTAAAGAGCTATTTGAATATTTTAGTATTCCAGTATTAATTTGCTCCTTATTGTTTATTAAAATGTCTTTATTTAAAATTGGCTTTACAAAGCAGTAATCTAAATGGCTTTTGTCATTATATAAATATATTTGACTTGGCGAACAAAAGTATAGATTATCTTTAAAAAAAGTAGCACTATTACGCTCTTTTCCTTTTTGATCATACCATCTTCTAAACACATTGTGATGTATGTACACTGTATCTTCAGGTCTTACGCCAGTGTCAAAAGCGGCAGGTGTAGAAACAACAACCGCTTTTTTACTGACAAATCTATGATCTTCAATATTAGTGTTAATGATAAGAGTTTTATCATTTACTTTTCTTATATTGTCGTACCTTTCATTAAAAGGCTTAACAATAAAATTATACAAAGATCTCATTAATAATTTAAGTCGTACTCTACAGAGACAGCCATATTACCATTGAATTTTTTCCAAGGCAATACTTCATTGTTTTTACTTATAAAGATATTATAAGAACTATCTTCATCATCAAACAATATGTCAGTTATAGTATGTCCACCATAAACTTCTTGACCAGTAGAATAGTGCATAGCATCATTCTTGTAATCAGAACCAATACTTATTTTTCTGATTATTTTAGACATTACTTTACTGCTTCTAGAGTTTCTATTGGTGTTACCTCACCAGTCTCTAAGTTAATGTTAACTGATCCGTATTTCTTTTCTAGCTTTGTTTTTTGTTCTTCTAAACCTTCATTTAACATACCAACTTCGTGAAGTAAAGCGTGCTTTTTAGATTCTAAAGATCCAATACTAGTTATTAAGTTATTTAACTTTTGATGTGGTTGAACTAAACTTTCTAATTCTTTTTTAGTTATTTTCTTTGCTTTTGCCATTTTATTTTATTTTATTTGATTTTATTTTATTTTGTTGTTTTAGTATATAGCTACACAATCAGTGCCAGCTATTAATTTAATAGCCAACATAGGTGTTGTATTACCTACAACTGTACCTGGTTGAACACTTTTAAATTCTATCTCTTCGCCAGATTCAGCTACTATTGTAATGTCTTGAGCACTAGATTTACCATTGTATATTACAACGCCTCTATCTTCAGTGTTAGCTATTCTAACTGTATCAGCTGTTAAAGCTACGGCATCATGACCAAACATCCTTGGTTGAGCCATCATGTTCCCTTGTAAACCGTCCATTTTTTATTTATTTATTTTTGTTATTTTTTCAGCACCACGACTTCCGAAGTATGCTACTTAAACTGTTACCAG